ATTTGGTTTCAATATTGGAGGATTATTACCTGCTCCTCGTTCATCTGGTGGTAGAGTAAATGCAGGGATGCCATATATGACAGGCGAAGCAGGAAAAGAATTGTTTATTCCCCAAACTTCTGGAACAATAGTTCCGAATAATCAATTAGCAGGTGCAGGAACAACCAATATTAACTTCACTATCAATACAGTAGACGCACAAGGTGTAGATGAATTACTTACAAATAGACGAAGCACTATAATTAATGTTATTAATGATGCTTTAAATAGACAAGGGAAGGAAGCATTAGTTTAATGTCAGGAACATATCCAACATCACCAGAATTTAGGTCTATTGGTTTTTCATCTGAGCAAAAAACAATTACATCTACTACTGATAGTGGGAAGATGTTTTCCGTACAAGTAGATGGTCAAAGATTTAAATTTTCAGCATCATATCCACCTATGAGCAGAAGTGAATTTGCTCCTGTTTATGCTTTTATAATGAAACAAAGATCACAAAAAGAAACATTCCAGATAGCTTTACCAGACTTAAAGAATGCCAAAGGTGATGTATCAGGAGCAGTCTTAGTCAATGGATCACATAGTGCAGGAGATACTACGATTGATGTAGATGGAATGACTGGCACATTGAAAGCAGGAGATTTTGTTAAGTTTGCAGGAGATACAAAGGTTTATATGGTTGTGAGTGATGCTACTGCAGTAGCAGGAGCAGCAACCCTGACGATTGAGCCACCTTTAAGAAGTTCTATAGCTGATGACGCAGCAGTGACTTATGATGGAGTAGAATTTACAGTTAGAATGACATCTGATATTCAGCAATTTAATACTAGCGATTTAGACTTATACAGATTTGAAATAGATTTTATTGAGGCTCTATAATGACTAGAGGGTTATCTTCTAGCATCCAAACTGAATTAGGCAATCAGTCTATCAAGCCTATAGTTTTAATTGAGATATTATTCCCTACTCCACAAAGATTAACTAATCATTATAAAGATATAACGCATAACTCTAATACTTATTTATCAAGTAGTCATTTATTGTCTATTGGTGGTAAAGCAGAAAAATCAGAATTAGATGTAGGTAATTTTCAAATAGAATTATCGGCGGTAGATAGTGCCTTTGTATCTATTGTTTTAAATAACAATGTCAGTAATGATGAAGTGACGATAGATATAGGATTATTAGATAGTAATGATGCTTTAATTGATACATTTAATTATGATAAAGGATTTATTGAAGGATTTAGTATTGATACAAATACAGGTAAATTAATTCTCAGTTGTACTTCTCATTTTGCAGATTTTAGTAGAGTAGCAGGGAGAAAAACAAATGAAGGTAGTCAGCAGGTTTATTTTCCATCAGATAAAGGAATGGAATTTGCAGCATTAACAGTACAAGATATTTTATGGGGTAGAAAGTAATGTTCTTTGGCATCACATTAGCAGGTATCATTAAATCTGTAATCACAGGATTTGCGATATCCAAAGCAGTATCTTGGTTAGCACCTAAACCTGAGATACCAGAATTTACTCAAGAAGCAGAAGCAACAGGTGTTCTTGTTAATAAACAATCTAATAATGCCAATATTCCTGTTATTTACGGAACAAGAAAAGTAGGTGGAACTAGGGTATTTTTAGAAACATCAGGATCAGATAATCAATATCTTTATGGTGCGATTATTTTAGCAGAAGGTGAAATTAACAATATAACATCAATTATAGTTGATGATAGTGAAGTGACTTTTGATGGATCTATATCTGATGGAACTCAAATTACATCTAATGATAGCAAATATGGAACTACTATTACAATCCAACCATTTTTTGGAACAGATGGGCAATCAGCTTCGTCTTTATTGACAACATTAACAAACTGGACTAGCAACCATAAATTATCAGGATTAGCATATATAGCTTTTAGAATTTCATGGGATGCAGATAAATATTTAGGTATTCCAACTATTCAAGCGGTTATTCAAGGCAGAAAAGTCATAAGCTATGATGCAAGTTCTGTAGCGCAAACTGCCGCTTATTCTACTAATCCTGCTTGGTGTTTATTAGATTACTTAACTAATACTAGATACGGGAAAGGCATTGATATTACTGATATTGATATTCCAAGTTTCTACACCGCATCTGGAATAGCGGAAACTCAAGTCACTCCATATTCTGGTGGATCGGATATAAATTTATTTGATTGTAATGCAGTCATTGATACTGGTCAGAAACTAATAGACAACACCAGAACACTTTTAAAAGGAATGAGAGGTTTTTTACCTTATACTCAAGGTAAATATAAATTAATTATTGAAACAACAGGCTCAAGTGTTTTAACATTAAACGAAGATAATATTATTGGTGGAATTAAAGTATCAAGTGAAAGAAAAAATGAAAAGTATAATAGAGTTCAAGCAAACTTTATAAATCCAGAAAAGAACTATCAATCAGATACAGTTGTTTATGATACTGACCATGCAACTTTAAAAACTGCAGATGGCGGTTTCCTTCAAGAAGGTGTTATTGATCTACCTACTATTACTAATCCTTATCAAGCCTTAGAATTTGGTGAGATTGTCTTACAAAGAAGTAGAAATAACTTATCATTAGAACTTACCGCTAATTATACGGCTATGAACTTAGCTATTGGTGATATTGTAGCAGTCACTTCAATTATTACAGGGATGTCAGCAAAACCTTTTAGAGTAGTTGGAATGGCAATTAATCCTTCATTTGAAGTTGCTTTATCTTTGCAAGAACATCAAGATTCTTGGTACACTTTTTCTGAAAAAACAGAAGTAGCAGTCATTCCAGATACTTCATTTCCTGATCCTTTTACAGTTCAACCACCTGCGTCAATAACATTGGGGGATGACTTAGTAGAATATAATGATGGTACAGTCATAACTAGATTATTGATTACTGTTGGTGATTCACCAGATGCTTTTGCAGATGATTTTGAGATTGAGGTAAAACAGACTTTAGACAAAGACGGAAACGCGATTGTTGATAATTACAGATTAGTTTCTCAAGGTAAATCTTTAGAATATCAATTATTAAATGCTATTGACGGCGCTACTTATGAAGTAAGAGCAAGAGCAATTAACAGTATTGGCGTTAAATCAACTTATATTACAGGAACACATCAAGTAATTGGTGCTACCTTACCACCTGCTAATGTGGATGATTTTTCTATTTCATTAATTGGTAGTGACCAAATGCAGCTTTCATGGTTGCCAGTTGCAGATTTAGATGTAGAGAGTTATGAGATCAGATATCAGAAAGTATCTAGTGGATATTCTTGGTTTAATTCTACTGACCTTGTAAGAGTTCCAAGAAGAAGCGCTAATAGTGTTATCTTAAACAAAATTGATCCACCCTTTACTTTAGGAATTAAGGCTATTGACAAACTAGGAAATGAAAGTTTAGAGCCTGCCCTGATTGTATCTTCTAATGTGACCGCTCAGGGTTATCAACTTATTAACAGTATTTCAGAACATCCTAATTTTGCAGGAACATTTACTAATACTTTTAAAAGAACAGAAACAGGTTTAGCTTCTGGTGATAATGTTATTACTTTAGATACTATTAGTTTATTTGATAGCAAAACAGGATTATTTGATGCCGTACCTTCTGGTTATGTCTTTGAAACAGGCGGAATTGATAAGAATATTATTGGCAGTGGTTTTTATAATTTTAATAGCACCTTCACTTTACCATTTATCTATGATGCTACCTTTAAGATCCAATTAGACATGGTTTCAGATGATCCATACGATTTATTTGACTTTGGTAGAGGTAAAGATTTATTTGAAAATGCTAAAGCGCCATTTGATGGCAATCTACCTACCAATGCAGGTACAAATATTCAAATAGGAGCAAGTGAAACTAGTCTTGATGATATATCTAATTTCACAAGTGTAGCCCAACAAGGAACATTTAAAGGTAAATACTTTAAGTTTAGAGCCAGACTAATCAGCTTAAACAATCAATCCAGAGCCTTAGTTAAAGGTTTAACTGTATCTTTAAACTTACAGAATAGATCAGAAACAGGAGATGATATAGCAAGTGGAGCAGGAACTTATAGTGTCACCTTTACAAATCCATTTTATGCTAATCCAAATGTCAATATTACAGGTCAAGATATGGCTAGTGGTGATTACTTTGTAGTGGCTAATAAATCTACATCTGGGTTTGATGTGACTTTCTACAATTCAAGTAATGCTGCTATCTCAAGAACTTTTGATTATCAAGTTAATGGTTATGGGTTGAAATCATAATGAATATGAGGTATTAAAAAGTAATGTCACAAGTTTCACAAATTACTATAGATAATGTTGCATTTGGTACTTTTAGATCAAATCTTAACGATACATTAAACGCACTTAATTCTCAGCATATTGGAAGCACTGCACCTACTTCAGCAGTGGCAGGTACAATTTGGATTGACAACTCCGCAGCAAATACGCTATCTGTAAAGATATATGATGGTGCTGATAGCTTAGAGTTGTTTTCTATCAACACATCAACAAACGCAATAACCCTGCCAAGTGGTATTAGCGTCACCGAAAGTGATCCTAATAGTATTCCATTTGCAGTAGCTTTAGGGAGTTAAAAAAGAATGGCAAATAACTTTTCAGACGCACAGGCAAGTCTAACAGATGCGACTTTGACTGATGTTTATACTGCAACTAATAAATCTTTAGTTATTGCAGGAACAGTAGCAAATACGACTACTACATCAATGAATGTTTCCGTAAAGAAATATGATAATAGTGCAACTGCAGGAAAATTCATTTTTAAGAATGTACCTTTACCACAAGGCTCATCTTTAGAATTACCAAAGGTCGTATTACAGACATCAGATAAAATTCAAGTTCAAACAGATGATGCCTCTGGCAACTGTGATATTCACCTTCAACTACTAACAGATGTGAGTTAAGTATGGGATATATTGGAAATTTCCCAACTGCAGTTCCATTAAGTTCAAATGATTTAAATGACGGAATAGTCACAACTGCAAAAATTGCTAATGATGCAGTAGATAATACCAAATTAGATTTGACAGATAATTATGCTTTCACAGGAACTGTCACTGGTGCAGGTGGGGGTATTACTGAAGCAGACGGATTTAGATTAATATCTGACTTTTCATCAAGTGGTGCAGTAGTTAGTAATTTAGAAAGAATTGATGATGCAACATTTTCAAAAATAGGTACAGGAATGACAGAATCAAGTGGTCTTTTTACTTTTCCAACCACAGGTCTATATATGGTCACTGCAAATTGTACTTTTCAAGCAAACAGTCCAGATTTACAAGCATCTGTTTATGGTCAAGTATCTACTGATAGTGGCTCAAACTATGATACAGTTTTACGAGTGATTTTTGGATATGAAGCATCAAATACAAAATTTGAAACAAATGCACAAAGTTCCTATGTTAATGTGACAAATGCAACTAATTTTAGATTTAGATTTGTGACAGATAGTTTTAGTGCAGGAACAAATATTAATGGAAATACAAGTGAAAATTACACTGCTTTCTTTTTTATTAGATTAGGGGATAGTATTTAGATGTCTTATATAGGGCGTTCACCACAAATCGGAGCATATTCCAAACTAGACAGTATCACCACAAACGGAAGTGCATCTTACACAATGCAATTAAATTCAGCTAACTTTGTACCAGAAAGTGTTAATCATTTAATCGTATCTGTTAATGGTGTTATCCAAGCACCTACTGATTCTTTTACAGTAAGTGGATCAACAATTACTTTTGCATCTTCTTTAAGTGTATCGGACACTATTGATTTTATTATGGCATTAGGAAATGTTTTAGATATTGGAGTACCAAGTGATAATACAGTTTCATTATCTAAATTAACTGCCAGTGGAACTAAAGATGCTACTACTTTTTTAAGAGGT